GCTCGACGACGACAGATAGGGCTACGGTAGGCGCGTCAGAGGCGAACGACACCGCCGCGGCGGGCGGCTCGACGACGACAGATAGGGCTACGGTAGGCGCGTCAGACGCGAACGACACCGCCGCGGCGGGCGCGTTGATCGCGACAGATATGGCTACGGTAGGCGCGTCAGTCGCGAACGACACCGCCGCGACGGGCGCGCTGATCTCGACACCGCCGAGACCAGCGTCGTGACCCAGCGTCGTACCGATGAGTAATGTCAGACCAGAGACAGCAGCCATACGTCACCAGTCCGCCGTTACAGGTGGCTAGGTCATGCGCTCAAGCGCCGCAGGGCCTCGATGGTGTCGGTGGTCTCTTGGATCTCGGCGTCGATTTCCGCGATCTGAGGGCCGTCTCCGCGCGCGGTGGCGGTCGCCTTCGAGTTGTTGAGCGTTGCGAGCTTGGCTTGCGCCAGAGCGATGAGGTCGAGAATGGTCATCGGATGTGGCCTCAGACCAGCGGGATCAGCTCTTGGCTGATCGTGGACAGGTGCACCTGGAGGAGCACGACGTCGTACTTGTCCGTGCCGTCGATCGCCGCGTAGGCCGCCATGCGCCCGCCGATCGCGGCGGTGCCGGATTGGATGAAGTCGGTCGGCGTGTACGGCGAAAAGACGCGGTTTTTGGCGTCGAAGCGGTAGATCTGAGAAATCTGCGACGCGACGTAGACGTTGATGTAGGAGAACCGGCCCTCCTGGCCGTAGGGCGAATACGCGCCGCATGTGCCTGCGCCGAAGCTGTTTACCGCGCCGTCGTAGGTGATGTTTCCAGTCCACGCGCCGGCCGTGCCGCCCGCGATGTCGAGGACATCAAGCGTCACCGCGCCGCCGCCGCGGAAGAAGTAGTTGAACGAATGGCGCGCGTTGCGCGCGGCGTCCACCTCGATGCCGAACGACGGGCACCAGAGGTTGCCAGCGGCGTTCGCGGCGGGCGCGGTGCCGAAATAGGTCGTTGACCATGCGTTCGAGGCGATGGTCGTGGTGCCGTTGTTCTGCGAGGCGTCGGTGTAGTTGTAGGTGTAGGTCGTCGTGTTGCCAGCGGTCCTCAGGACGATCTGGTTCGGCTGCTCGATCACGAACTTGGCCGTGGCCGACGGCGTCGTCGTCCAGTTCGTTCCGAGCGTGTAGACCGCGCTCGGCCCAGCAGTGTGCGACGCGATCAGGCGACGCTGCCCGACAGCGGCGGGCGTGCCGGTGTCCTGAACGATGCGGATCTGGAAATTGCGATACTCGTTTGCCGCAACGACAGCGTCGCCGTTCGCCGCTTGCCCCGTGATTGTGCCCGCAGCGGTGGCAGTTGCTTCAAGCGCCTTCCGCGACACGATGTTCGCGTCGTAGGTGAAGGCGCCCTTGATCATTCCTTCGCCCGGCTCGCAATTGTATGGGCCGTACTGCTCGTCCATCACGAGGATTGCGCTATCGGTGGCGATTGTCGGGAGGTTCGTCGTGCCGAGGTTCGCCAGCGTATTCGTCGCGACCTCGAAAGAGCGCCACGACGCGGCGGCAATCGCGCCGCTCGACAGCATGATGACGCGGCCCGAAAGAAGCTCGTATCGCGCGCCGCTGGCCGGGGTGAAGGTAAAGGCGTTGTCGACGCGGATCGTCGGCGTCGTGCCTGCGGTGTTGCCGACGATGAAGCGTTCTTCGGTCTTGCCCGCAGTCGTGTCGATGAGGCGGATCTTGAAGCCGTAGTCGCCGCTGCCTCCGCGATTGGCGAGCATGTTCGTGCCGACCGCAGTCGGCAGTGCGGTGGACAACGTGAAGGTTGTCGTGGTCGCGCCTGCGGCGATGGTGCCGACGGCCGCGAAGCTCGGCACGAAGCACATGGCAGCGGACGCTGCGACAGCGGCGACGCCGACGTTGCCGACCGCAAGCTGCCAGCCTTTCGTGACGATGTTGTAGCGATTGAGGATCGTGGTCGAGATCAGATTGTAGACGAACGGATTGCGTGAGATGTCCGACCGCATGTCCGCGCACATTGCCGTGCCCGCAGCATGCGCGTTCGGTGCGGGCGCGACTTGCGCCCACATCATGCGATCGACGACCTTTTTGAACGTGTTCGCCATGCGTCAAACCTCAGGTAATGCGTGCGCGGACGCATTGCGCCCACGCAGTCAGATTGATGCCGACGACCTGCACCTGCGCCGAGTAGCCGCCGATGGCGGCGACGTTCACAAGCGATGAGACAGTCGTGCAGGTGGTGACGGTGGTGACGGTGCTGACCGTCGTCACCGTGCCGCTCTCGATGATGCCCGTGACACGCTGTCGCGACAGCGCGCGATCGAAGCCCATCGGCGACATCAGCACGTTGAGGATGCGCGACAGCAGCGACATCGCGCCGCCGCTTTCCTGCGTCGGCAGCGGGTTCGATCCGTTGACGTCCGCGACCGTTTTCCCGTCATCAGCGCCGTCGAGGGTTGCAAGACCGACGACCTGCACATGCGCAGTTTCGCCGCTGTAGATGACGTCGCGTGATGCAGACTTCTTTGGACCGACGCCTTCGGTAAGCGAGATGTTATCCGGCATGTCACCACCTACTACGGCGTGGTCGTGCCGGAGATGATACCGGCCGCGGCCCAGATGATCTTGAAGTCGGTCGTGTCAGGTGCCGTCTGGACGCCGTCGAAGTTGATGTGCATGAGCGGCGGGTCGCCGCCGTCCGAGTCGTTGTAGATGAGAGCGAAGGCGGCGGCGATCGGCCCGCCAGCCGCGGCCCAGACGACGTCATCGGCATCGAAGCGCCCGTCGTTGGTCGTAACCACGCTGACCAGGACGTTGGTCAGGTCTTTGGCGTTCTGCACATATCCGTTGGCCGTCGGCAGCTGCGTGGCGCCGGCCTCGGCTGCCGCCTTCGTCGTCGCCGTGGCATCGAACGGCAGCACCGAGTACAGGTTGATCTTGTATACATCGGACTGCGCATTCTCGCCGCTCATGATCCGCTTCACGGTGTGGTTGTACAGCGTAACGGTGACCGGCACGGGATAGCCTCCATCGCACAACGGCGTCGTAAAAGAGGACCCCCGACGGGGGCGTCAGGGGTCCAAGTCAGGGGAGGGGAAACGTCACGCCGCTGCGAGATGCCCATCTAGGAGCGGCAGATCCATATACCACGTTGCGCAGGTAAACGCAAGTCAGCTCAGAAGGGGCGGCCCGGCCGAATACGGGTGGTTCACGAACAACGGAATGCCGTACTCCCAGGCGAGAAACCCCTCGACCAGCTGCTGCTCGGAGCGTGTGAGCATATTGCGGTAGATGATGATCTCCGAGATCATCCCGTCCCACCGCCCGCCCGCGCCGTCTATGCGCTTGAACGCATAGAAGTACATGGTGTTCTGGAACTCGATCGCTGGACCGGTCGATATATCCTGAAGCACTGTCGCGGCGTCGGACGGGGCCCCGTTCAGATAAGCCCGCGTACCGATGTTGCCCACCGCCGAAGTGCAGTAGATAGCAGAGGTGTATACGAACGGCGCGTTCTCGACGAACGACGGCACGGAGCTGTAACCGGGCGCCGACTCCGGCGCGTGGACCGTTGTCTGTCCCCCCGTACCGCTACTCAGGGCTTCCGTCCGCATCTGGAGCTGAATGGCATCCCTGTGTATACGGAACCCGCCAGGTAGCGTGCCATAATTCGCAAACCGCCCGGACGTCATGGAGAAGAGCTCGCCAGTCGAGTCCATGTACGTTTTGCGCTGCGTGCCGACGATGAACGTCGTAATCGTACCGTCGATCGGGCCGTCCTCGGTGAAGTCGAACCCCAAGGAATCGGCCCCAATCATGACAGCCGAACCACCGAGGGACGACGGCTGCGACCCCTGGCTACGCAGCGCGGGGCGCCCGTTGAGGCCAGCCTCGAGCCACTGCGGCCGCTCTGTGTTGCCTGCCGTGAGCTTGCGCATGGAGGCCGGGTCGGCCAGCAACCCACCGCGGCCGATGTCCAGCCACTGAGACACGGCTGGGTACCCAGACTGATCCACGACGGTCACCGAGTCCATCCGCCGCGCCGTGAACCACAGCCGCGGCGCGTGCCCTCCGCGCGGCAGTCTATGCGCCGGCGTCCACATCCGGCCGGCCAGCTGCGCGCTATCGTACGGCGAAATCGGGCGCGGCATGGGTCAGACCGTGGTCGTGTCCTCGCCGAACTGCGTTATGTGGAACGCATGACCGCTGGCAGCCAGCGGTGCGCCGGCGTTGTTGATGAACGAGAACCTCACAGGGAACGGCGGGATGACGACGGTCTCGGTGACGACCTTGGCGCTCGCACCCGCCGTCAGGTTGAACGGGATGAGCCGCCCGCCGGACCGGTCTGGGGTATCCGTGCCGTCGCCGATGACCATGCGCGCCGTCACCGCGGGGTTGGTGCCAGGCGTAAACGACCCGAGCTTGAGCGTCAGCAGCGCGTTGATCTCCCGGTTGGTCACGTTCGCGCTGAACAGGACCTGCGCACTCTCGGCGTTGAGCGCCAGCGAATTGAGCTCCGAACCGAGCAAGTTAGCCGTACGTGCGAGCGGCACACCCCACTTGACGTAGATACCCATGACCGCGCGCCTCCTCGCCAGATAGAAGCCCGGAGGGTATCACGTCCAGCCGGCAGCTGCAACCACAGGGGGCAAGACCGGACGCGCTTCGCGTCCCAGCGCAGCCCCGCCCTGCAAGCCGATCGACAGCATCAGGTACTGCAACGCCTCGGCGACATGGCTGTGCCGGTTCTTCTCGATGAGCATGTCGCCCGTCGGCTTGTACCTGTAGCCGCCCATCATGGCCGCCTTGAGGCTAGTGCAACGCGGATCGACGAGCAGCGCCGGGTCGCCGTCGACCTGCCGCATGAGGAAGTCGTCCACCGCGTTGATCCGCGCCGACACGCTGTTGGTCCGGGCGGGCATGACCCGCAGCCCCTCGGCCTTGATTATGTCCACCACGCTACGCTCGTCCGTCTGCGCCCGCTGCACGCCCGCCGGGTCGACGACGACCAGCACAGGCACGCCGATGAACCTCTCGTTCAGTAGGGGCTTGAGCATCGTCCGGACGAACCGCTGCACGCCCATGTCGAAGCTCACCGCCTCCGCGAGCACGAGCGCACGCCCCCGCAGGTCCTGCTGTCCTATGACTGCCGCGGGCGTGAGGCCAAGGTCCATGCCGACCACGACAGGGCGAACCCCGTTGACGATGGGGCGGAGAGCAGACTTGGCCATGTGGTAGTCCGGCCGGAAGTACTTGTATACCGGCTGACCCGCGGACGACAGCCCGTACTCCCCGTCGATGTACACGCGAATGTACTCTTCCGAGCGACCCTGCGTATCGTAATACCCCTCCGGCAGGTTCTCGACGTTCTCCGCCAGCGCGCTACGCCCGGAGGGCTGCTTGAAGACCTCCCAGCCGTTGTCGTTGGGCGACACACCATCGGTAGGGTCCAGGCCCTCCATCTGGTAATACCACCATGTGTCCATGGTCGGTGGGTTGGTGTCGCCCCACATCCCGAACCACGTGGGGCCGCCGTCCTTCTTGGACGGGAAACGACCGACGCGTTTGGACATCGCGTCGACGATGGCGGGGTCGATGTCACGGCACTCGTTGAACCACGCACCCGTCAGCTCGAGCGAGTTCAGGTTGGCCACGTCGTCGGCGTCGTCAAGCGCGCGGAACATGACCTCCGCCTCGACGTCCCCTAGTTTCAGAAAGAACGTCTTGGTCGTCTTCATGAAGTCGCCGCACACGCCGCTGGGGAACCAGTCCAGGAACGTCTTGATCGTGGTGTCCTGAAGCTGCCGCGCCGTCTCGCGCACGACGGCCCAGCGCGTGCGTTGCTTGCCGCGGCTGTCGGGGGCCTGTGCGCTTGCGCGTCGCACGATCTCGAAGCAACACGTCACGCTCTTGCCGGACCCGACGGGCCCCATGAGGACCCGCATCGGCCGGTCACACAGCATGAACCGCCGGCCGGTGGGCGGCGGTGTGTAGTCAATCTGCATTGCCCAGCACCATTGGGGGCGGCGCACCGCCCAGGTTGATCGTGATGCGCACGTTGCCTCCACCCTCGCCCCCGACCGACGCCGGCGCCTCAAGGCCGCCCCAGCGCACCGTCGCCTTGATCAGGTCGGCCTTGACCGCGGGGCTTACGCCAGGGTCGTGGATCAGTATCCAGGACGTCTTGAGCAGCTCATCCGCCTGTGCGCGCGCCTTGAGCCGGAACGTCATGCCCTTCTCGCGGACATCCGCCCGGAGCTCGCTGACCTTGCGCAAAAACGTGGGGTCCTTGCGAACGGCCAAGAACGCCGAGACGCTCAGATTGTGCCGGCCAAGTATATCGGAAATGGGCTCTTCGGAACCCTCGAGGGCGAGGGCAACGTCAAGCGCGAGGGGGTCTGACCACATTAGGGTATACAGTCTGGTTTTGGGGGGCTTGGTGTGCGGACCCTACTGCAAACAGGGGGGCGGGTCAAATCGCCTGTCCAGGTGCCCCCCGTCCAGGCGGGCGAGGCCGGCGAGGCCGGCGAGGCCGGCGAGGCCGGCGATGGCGGTCGATTTGACATTAGCGGCGATGTATGGTCTATTAAATGTGTCGACGGCATCCCGCCGCCGACCGTTGTTTGAAAGGGTCAATATGGGTAACAACAACAAGTACCTGCGCGAAACCGCGCAGGGTCGCTGGACGGCGCTGTACCGCGCCTTCCGGCAGATAAGCCGGCAGGCGAAGTACCTAAACCCCGACGAGCTCGCCGTGGAGGCGGCGGCCAGGACGGTGGAGGCGGGCGACGTGCCCGCATGGTTCGCTCTGCGAATGGGGCGAGCACTCGCCTCGGTGGCGTGGGCAGATAGGCGGCCGCCGAAGCGGCCGCTTGCGCGGCTCGAGTGGCGGTGCGCCGTCCACCGCCTAAAGGCGGCGGGCGACAGAGAGCCGATCAGGGGCCCACGCCCCTGGTGGAACTAACCGGGAAGGGGAGGGCGAAAGCCCTCTCCGACCTCAGATAGAAGGATACGAAGATGACGAAGCTGGCAATTACCGAAGAGGAACTCGAGTGCCTCGAGTGGCTGCACTACCAGCCACCAGGCACGACGCTCGGCGAGATCATCGCCGACGCGTTGAGGTCCAGAGACCTGGCCCTCGCCGAGATCGAGGAACGCCGCAAAGCGGCGGGCCCTCACCCGGAGACGGATTAATCAGGAGAGGCGGCGCAGCGATGCGCCGCCTTTTTTGTGTGCGTTAGCACCGTAGCTAACAACGCGTAGCTCGCGTTGCTCGCTACTTCGTCGGGGGCCTGTTGCCCGGGGGGTGGCTGCCGCGGCCAGCGAGGCTAGCGAGGCCGGCAAGGCCAGCGAGGCCAGCGAGGCTGGTCGATTTGACATTAACAACGAAGTATGGTCTATTAAATGTGTCGGCGGCATCCCGCCGCCGACTGTTGTTTGAGGTGTAAGATGGTACGTTTAGTAGCGGCCGTCGCCTTGAGGGCGGCCGATGGATACACCGGCGCCGCAGCGCGGCGCCGGATCAACAAGGTGTACCGTGAACATGACGAGTCACACCTCTGGCCGGTAAACGGCCGGTTCAACGCCACGGAGCGAGCGATCCGCGCAGTTAGGCGCGCGGAACGAGAAGGGTTGGTCATCGAGGGTGACCTCGACTACGCCATGACCATAGAACAGTACCTCAGCAAGATCGTGAATAGTCTCTGACTTAGGGCGGCGCAGCGATGCGCCGCCTTTTTCTTTGCGTGTTAGCACCGTAGTTAACAGCGCGTAGCTCGCGTTGCTCGCTACTTCGTCGGGGGCCTGTTGCCCGGGGGGTAGCTGCCGCGGCCGGCAAGGCCGGCAAGGCCGGCAAGGCCGGCAAGGCCGGCAAGGCCGGCAAGGCCGGCAAGGCCGGCAAGGCCGGCAAGGCCGGCAAGGCCGGCAATAGCAGCCGATTTGACATTAGCAGCGATGTATGGTCTATTGATTGTGCCCCGGGCGACCGGTGCGGTTGTTTGACAATTAAATATGCACCGATCGGGATCGGGGATCCCCGGGCTTAAAACGCCCGAAATTGGAGACTACTACTATGTCCAAGATCCTCCAGACCGCCCCCCGCCCCGCGGGGATTGTGCTGCCCGCTGCTCCGGTGGCGAAGACCGACCTGATTGTGCTCACTCAGCACAGCAAGGCGATCTTCATTCCGGTCCAGTGGCCGACCGATAGCGAGCTTTATCGGTCGGGCCTGCACATGGATGGGCTCCGCAAGGCCGCGTTTGACACGCGAGAAATGCGCGAGTTCAACGCCTACGGCGAAATGCATCTCGCCTGGGCGCACGCATCCATGCTCCTGAACGACGAACTCAACATGGAAGTCGCGAAGTACGCGAACGCCATGACGGGTGCGATCCGCAAGCGCAGTACCGACATGTTCAAAATTGGATACAAGCCCAAGTCTCGTAGCAACAAGGGCCTCCTGTTGACGAACATGGCGGACCAGCCCGACGAAGAATAACAGCCTATCCCGGCCCGGGCAGAAGCCCGGGCCGGGCCTTAAGCCCAACGTAAAGGATAATAGACATGCTTTCGAAGTATGATGCCGCGCTTAGCGCCGTTCTTGACGCCGACGTTGTTGCTAATGCGGCCCGAGCAGAGTATAGGGCAGAAGCGATACGCGAACTCGAGACGCATTTCCGCGCCATCAAGGCGATCTGCGCCGACATGGAGGCGGCCGGGTGCTACAACCCCCGCGACTTTAACGTGATATGGAGCACGATCAGGGGTGATCGTGGGTAACTACCAGGGCGGCGCAGCGATGCGCCGCCCTTTCTTTTTATCTGCTTTTATTGTTAGCGGCGCCGGCGCTGCGGTGGCGCTCTATACTGTCTCCCATACGTCGGGGGTCTGTACCGCGCGCGCAGTGGCTCGACATAGTGGTTACACCCCGCGCGCGTGGGGGGCACGGCCTAGTGGTTACACTCCGCACGGCTTAGTGGTTACACTTTGCACGACCCAGGGGGCACACTCCGCGCGTGTTGTGGGTTACATTCCGCGCGTTAGGCATTTAATCCACCCGATGTAAACATCGACTACACATAGATTATTTACCGGCCAAACGACCGTAAGTCACTGATACCTAACGTTATTCTCGGATGTTCGCGTCTAGATTGTAGATTGTGCGGGTCGGGGGGCACCACACCCCGCAAAACGCCGAAAAGATGTGGTAGTTCAGTGGCTTAGCGTGTAACCAGCATCTATTATTATTATGTATCTAATATAAATAATATATTTAATATATGATTCTATGCTACCCTTTCCTCATGAGCTCGCCTCCTTACGCAACTTGCATCAGCCCCCCACACGCGGAGTTCCCCCTACCAAAAACACTAGATTATTTATATTGTTTACACGTTCCGGACAGCTAACCCACTGATTCACATAGTGTTTTCCCATGATATAAAATTGACAATTTTCAAAATCCGGAATAGATTAAAAATCCGGTCCGAAATCCCTTCGGGCCGCCAAAGGAGTGCTCAGAATGCGTCCATCGCTTCTTGCTTCGACCCTCGAGTCCCTGTTCAAGCTGCGCCGTCCGGTGCTCATCGAGGGCAGCCCCGGCATCGGCAAGACGTCGATCCCCAAGGCGGTCGCCAACCGTCTCGGCTGGCAGTACATCGAGCGGCACCCGCCGCTCATGCTCGTCGAGGACTTCGGCATCCCCAAGCTGGGCACCGACGTCATCGAGTACGTCCTGCCCTGGTGGTATCCCGCCAAGGGCTCCCGCTGGGACAACGGCACCCCCGGCGTCCTGTGCTTCGACGACATGGCGCAGGGTTCCGCTGATCTTCAGAAGGTTGTCGCCAACATCATCCAGGCGAGGGAATTGCACGGTGCGCCGATGAGCGACGACTGGACCGTCGTCATGACAGGCAACCGTGTCGAGGACCGTGCCGGCGCGAACAAGCTGCTCAGCCATTTCCGTAACCGATTGACGGCGATCAACATGGAAGTGAGCCCGCAGGACTGGCATGAGTGGGCCTCTGCGGCTGGCGTTCATCTGCATGTTCGTTCGTTCCTTCGGTGGAAGGAGAGCATGCTCAACAAGTTCGACCCGGCGCAGCAGGCGAACCCGACACCGCGGCAGTGGGCCGAGGCGATCTCGCCCCAGATCGGCGTCATCCTGCCGGAGGCTGAGCTGGAGACGTTCGCTGGATCGATCGGTGAAGGCGCGGCCATCGAGTTCGTCGCGTTCAGCAAGGTCATGCAGACGCTGCCGTCCCTCGACGCCGCGATCCTGAACCCCAAGACCGCCGCTCTGCCCACCGAGCTGTCGGCTCGGTATGCCGTTACGCTCGGTCTGGTCGACCGTGTTACGCCCAACACGTTCGACAACATCGTCACCTACATGCGCCGTCTGGTCGCCGCTGACCCGGCCTCCGGGATGGACCGTCCGGTGCACGAGTTCATGATCCTGTTCATCAAGGAGGCCATGAAGCGGCACCCCCAGCTGCATAGCACTAACACGTTCACTACGCTCATGGTCGACTACCAGAAGGTCATGTCCTGATCTAACCCCAACCAAAGGAGTTACGCCTATGTCGTTCGATCTGTCGTCGAGAGCCCTGCTCGTTTCGCTCAACGTGTCGAGCTGGGACAACCGCTGCATCGACAAGCGCGCCACCGCCGAGGTGACGCGCAACCACGGTGCGGTCGCTGGGTCGACCAGCGTCAGCAAGCGTCTGCTGCCCAACTGCGGCACCTGGGAGGCCGTCAAGGCTGGCGCCGCGTCCATCCGTGCGACGTTCTATGCCAACACGCTGCCCTGGGGCGGCGCCGACAACATGCACCTGCTCCCGTCGGCGCGCTACCTGACGACGATGCAGTGGTTCCGCACCGAGCGCAGCCAGTGGCTCGACGTCCTCGTCCCGGCGTTCCTGCACGAGTACGCCGCCGAGTACAACAGTGCGAGCGGCAAGTATGCCGCTCGTCTCGGTACCCTGCACGACTGGAAGGACTACCCTACGCCCGCCGAGATGGCCAAGCGGTTCAGCATGGACATTTCGGTGTCGAACGTGCCGAGCAGCGACTTCCGGTGCGGTCTCGGTGCCGACATCCAGGAGGAGCTGCGGCGCAAGGAGGAGCATCGCGTCAAGGCGGCCCATGACCACGCCATGCGCGAGCTCTGGGAGCGGTTGTACAAGCCGGTTAGCCACGCTGCGACCAAGCTGTCAGATCCCAACGCGACGTTCCGTGACAGCCTCATCGCCAATATCACCGAGATCTGTTCGGTGCTTCCTGAGTTCAACGTGTCCGACGATCCGACGCTCGAGACCATGCGCCGCGACGTGCTCAACGCGTTGACCAAGACCAGCCCCGATGCGCTGCGCAGTGACCCCACCGTGCGGCAGCAGACGGCCGACGCTGCGGTCGATCTTGCGAAGCGTATGTCCACCGTGCTGGCGTCGTTCTGACGCCAGCACCAACCACGGGAGACCCCCACATGTCGTTCGACTTCGACCCCAACTCGCCGCATGGACGGCTGACCAGGGCCCGCACGGCTCTGCTCAGTGGTCATGAGTTCATCGGCGCATTGACGATGGCCATGCCCATCAAACTGACCCCCGGTCTGGGCACGGCATGCACCGATGGCCGAACCGTCCAGTTCGACCCGCAGTTCGTGGCGGATCTGCGCGACAGCGAGCTGGTGTTCGTGCTCGGCCACGAGGTGTGCCACGCCATGATGCTGCACGTGTTTCGCATCGATGGCCGTGACCCGATGCGGTGGAACATCGCCGCTGACATATGCGTCAACCAGCTGCTGGAACAGGAACGCATCGGTACGCGGCCACCCGATGCGTGGTACGACCCCGGGCTGTACGACCGTGGCGGCGGCACGGTGGAAGGCGTCTACGCCATCCTGCCGCCCGACGCTGGTAAGGACCAGCAGCAACAGCAGCAGGGACAAGGGCAGGACAAGGGCGACGGTAAGGGCAAGGGCAAGGGCAAGAGCAAGGACCCCGGCCAGGATCTGCGCCCGAGCGATATCCAGGGCGAGAACGACCAGCTGGCCAGGGAATGGAAAGAGCGCGTCATGGAAGCCGCGCTTCGTGCGAACGGGTCCGGCAATCTCGGCGACGCCATGAAGCGGCTGGTCAAGGAGATCCTCCGGTCCCGGGTCGACTGGCGCGTCGTGTTGCGCGAGTTCGTGGTCAAGCGGCGCGACGGCGACAGGACGTTCTCCCGCCCCAACAGGCGGTTCGTGTCGCAGGGTGCGTACATGCCCAGCAGACAGTCCGACAGCATCGGCGCCGTTGCCGTGTTCGTCGACTGTTCCGGTAGCGTCAGCAGCGAACTGCTCGACATGTTCGCAGCTGAGGTCAAGGCGATCCATGCCGACATGCGGCCCGACGCGTTGCATGTCGGTTACTTCCACCACGCTGTCACTCACGTCGACACGTTCACGCCCGACGACACCGTCGAGATGACGCCAGCAGGTACCGGCGGCACGGCGTTCTCACCGATCTTTGAGCGCATTGATGAGATGGGCGTGTCGCCGGTCTGTTGCGTCGTGCTCACCGACCTGCTGTGCAGCGACTACGGCCCGGCACCGGACTACCCGGTTCTGTGGGTCGTCGTGCCGTCCAGGGTCAAGCCAGCGGCGCCGCCGTTCGGCGACGTCGTCCACATGGAACCCCGCTAACGAGGAGATACGACTATGCGTAACGACGAGTATGACTGGGAACTGCTGAACCGCGACGATGCGATCAGGGATTACACGCACTACGTGTTCGTGTGTCGAAAGACCAAGGCGATCGCGTTGGCCGATCACTCGCTGCGCGATCTGTCCAAGCCCTGGACGACCTATGACGGGTTTGTGCAGGTGATCGGCACACCCGTTCCGGCGCGTCTGAATACGTCGTCGGTCTACCGGTTCGTCCCGGTGCTGGTCAACGGCGTCGCATCGCGTGGCCTGCTCCCGGACCAGAGCATCCCACCCGTCCACGCCTCCGTCCCGACCACCGACAGCGTCGCTCATCTTGTGGCGTTGCACTGGCCAGCCTATGCCGCGACCATCGAAGGCAAGAAGCACGAGCTGCTACAGGCATGCCGCAAGTGGCAACCGGGTAGCGTGTTGGTTACTCGCCGCGAGCTCGAGGAATGGCTTGCGGCGAGCAACAAGCCCGCGGGTGATCTGCGACGTATCCGACGCAGTATCGATCAGACCGACTTGCACTACAGGAACGGTGTGTTCTACACGTTCGGCAACGATCCGATGCGCATCGTTTTGTACAGGTACGGCACCGAGTGCTACCAGATGCTGCCCATCTGTTCCTGACACGCAGGGCGAAACCACGTGGGCGTACCACGTGGTCACGGTGTGCGACACCGTCTGACGAGCCCGTCAGTTCATCAACTAGGCGATACGTTCATGGATTCCATCAACAC